CCTTGGGGCGCAGCGGACCCGCCCCATTCCCAGAATAGCTCCCGAAACTTAAACCGCTCTGCGAAGCCGAACTCGCTAGCGCGTCCATCGTCATTTGGTTCCACAGAGTGAGCCACGATGACTTCGCGGGTGAGGTTGGCGCCGCTCTTGTCATCGTAGGCTTTTTGGACGGATTCGGAACAATTGTCATAGCCGAACTCCGAGACGATTGCTGATACAGTCAGGGTGAACTCACGGTAGAAGATGGTGGGTCGGTACTTGCCGTCGATGTCGACGTAGTATTCGCCAAGGCAGGGGTTGATGCAGTTGATGACGTTTTCGAAGTCTTCGTAGATTAGCATTGCAGCGGTGCCGAAGATGACTAGGTCGAAGTAGAAGACGGCAATGGCATTGTAGAAGTTGGATTCGGAAAAGATGAGGTAGAGGATGCGTTCGCATTCCGCTAGCCAAAGTGAAGTAGGACTAGTTTGAGTGCTATCAATAGTACCCACACGCAGCTTAAACCACGGACGAGTGGGAGAACTCTTACCACTGACCAAACCACTTGCAAGGTTTCGCGCACAGATGACTCCTGTTGAATCAAGAATGTGTTGGTTGATCGGCGAGCCTCTTGCCATTTGATTAGGCGTAATGATCCACTTATAGCGCCGCGGGAGGAAGTAATCGGCCAACTCACGCCAGTGTGTCCACCAAGAGTAGCGGTTCACACGCAGGCCCAGCAAGCGGCCCTCGGAGTATTTGAGCGCAGCAAGGTCCTGGGTGGTGGGGGCGCGTTCACTCATTGAGCGGGGACTTTCCAGTGGGCTCGCCCTTGACCAATCGGCCCTCGGCGTGCATCTGCGCGGCTGCCATCAGCGCGAAGGGTTCGGCTGGGGGCGTGGGCAAGGGTCGGCCATTGGGGCCCTTGGGCTGAGAAGTGAAAGGGACGACAGGCATTTATTGTCCTAGCAACGATTTCTGGCCGTAGCCGGTGGCAGGCACCGCAGCGGAGCCGACGAACGACGGAGTCGAGCCTTGTGATCCGGACTTCTGCGAGCCGATGGGCTGTTGGACGGGAGGGGCTGCTTCGCCTGGAGTGGGTGGTGCGGCGGGGGTGGCAGCTGCTGGAGCACTATGCAGGCTGAACAACTCGCCTATTGAGTGAAAAACATCACTTATTGGTGAAACTGCACAGCGGCCAGATCGGCACTGGACTGCTTGTTCAAGAAAATCCTTCATCGATATTCTCCCTCGCCAGTGTGCGGGTTGTAGACGTAGGACTTTGGGCCGGAGCGGGCCTCGATGCCGAGCATGGCGGATTCGTTGTAGGGATCGTACTCGGTGGCGACTAACGGGGCATGGGGGTGGTCGCCTCCGGCGAAGGCGTTGCGGGCGAGCGGTCCGGCGAAGGTGAGGACGAACGCGTCGAGGTCGTCCATGATGATGCCGGGGTTGTCCTCCATGATGTCTTCCTTCGACACCAGTTGGATTTCATCCTGCTTGTTGAAGGTGTAGCGGATCGCAAGCATTGCGGTGCGTAGGTCGGGATCGTTAGGGAGCATGCCGGATTTCAGCCATGCTCGTGCGGCCCCATACATGGCAGCGCGCATGTTGGCGTAGCGTTCGCCGGAGGTGTCGGAGGAGATGCCAGTGATGATGTCTTTGCCACCGAATTGGACTTCGACGCAGTATAGGCGTTGGTTGCGGACTTGATCGACAACGCCGCCGCCAACACCGCCGCCGTCGATGAAGATGCCGTCGGGGCGCAGGGTGGTGTAGGTGGAGTGGACCCTATTCGCCAACTCGGTGGTGCTTAGTCCGTTGAAGACTTCTCTAGGAATACTTCGTGCATCGCGCCCCTTGCGTGGGAAGATAACGGAATTATTGCTACCGAATCGCGCAACGTCAACGCCAATGGCGAGTGGCGTGTGAGCATCAACAAACACTTCTCTGTCAGGCGACATAGCAGCGTCAATATCAGCCGCCGAGAAGAACTCCATCTCGCCGATTCTGGGGAACTGGCCAAGCACACGAACCCTAACGAAATCCGAGTCCGCGCCATAGGCTTTGATCCATTTCTCGAATCGGGATTTGTTGGTGATGGGGACGGAGCGGGAATCGATCTGTCGGGAATTCCAGAATGCCGCGTGTTTGCCATCGAGGAAGCACTCCTTGAATCGACCCGAGTTGCGGGTTGGGTTGCCGAAGACGAGCCATAGGATTTGGGTCTTGGCGTCGGTGAGCGCGCCTTCGGCTGTTTCCCAGATGATGTCAGGGATGGCGGAAGCCTCGTCCATAATGAGGAGGAGACGTTTGCCTTTGTTATGCAGCCCGGCGAAGGCCTCGGTGTTCTTCTCAGACCAAGGGATCATGTCGACCCGCCACGTGCGCTCGCGGGAGGGGTCTCTAGATGTTAGGCTGGTGGCGTTGAGGACGAAGTGGTCTCGGGCGAAGAAGCACAGGTTGAACCAGCGGCCGAGTTCGGCCCAGGTTTTGGTCTTTAACTGAGTCTCAGTGTTAGCAGTAACCACTCCACGACAGTCAGGGTAGGTAGTGAATGCCCACAGTATAAGCATCGACACGAGTGCAGATTTGCCAACTCCGTGACCAGAAGCGGTGGCAAGCTGAATGGCTTCTTCGATGTCGAGGAGGCCATCACGGATTAGCTCCATTATATCTCGTTGCCAAGCCTGTGGGCCATCGTAGTCTTCGAGGACGGAATCCTTCTCGCCCCAAGGGAACGCGCCGAGGCAGAAGGCGAGTGGATCGTCGGCAACGGAGGCCAGCCATTCGAGCAGACCGGGGTCCATTGGGGCGGTGGGTTGAGCTCCCATCAACGACTCACTAGGTTGGTAATAAGCCAATGCTTTAGAAGTTCAATCTGTACAATTGGTTCATTTAAGCCAGTGATGTCGCCCCAGCCAAACAATCGAGGGAAATCATTGTGCTGTGGCATAACCATGAAGACAGTTCCAACCTTGCCCCATTCACCTGCATCAATTTGATCTGCAAGATTTCGCAGCATCGATGGAATGTCTGCTAGGTTCGCGACAGGAAGCTGCACAACTTCTGCGGTCATCAGGCGTCCTCTTCGGAGCGCAGGCCCTTTGGGCCACAGGATGGTCCTCCCCCGCCCGCGCTAGCTGACTGATCTACCAGCCCGACAGATGACGGATCAGGAGCGCTGGGCGGGGGAAGCTGGGGCGCTGGCATGGGCTAGACTCGCCTGCGGAATTGGGACGGCGCCAGCGTCAGAGAGGGAGGATGCTCAGGCGTTGGCGCCGATTGCGAACGACGTGGATCATCCGCAATGGGGGAAAGTGGAGGCGAGGGCGAGACGTCGCGAGCGCGCGAGGATCGGTTGCGCGCCGCTTCGAGTTGGGCCGCGAAGTCGACGTTGACGTTGATGTTTTTGTTCACCTTGCCGTAGCCGGTGCGATCGAGGCCGAGTTCGGCCATGGCGACGAGTTCGCGAGTGGGGAGGAACTCGCCGTTGTCGGCGGCTGCGCAGAGCTTGTCCTCAAGCATCGCGAGGGACTTGGTCCGGACCGAGCCGAGGAATTCGGTGACGGTGTCGGCGGTCTCGGTCCAGTCAGCAGTGATCATTGCGCGGTAGTGGGCGACGAGGTCGGCGAAAGCTGGATCTTGCTTGAGCATGGATACACGGTTGTAGCTGATGCCACAGAGGGCAGCTACAGTGCCGTTGTCAACGCCGGAAGCAACTGCGCGGGCGATGCGGTGGTGGTTGTCGCGGAGGGAGTCCAGCGTCTTCACCGGGCGGGTTTCGTTCAGCAGTGCCAAGTCCTCACGACGAAGCTCTCGGACTTCGCCGAGTTCCATGTCGATAGTTTTTGCTCGGCCGCGCTGTAAAGGCATCAGATTCGTCGCTCGAATGGCGAGGTGGGTCGGTTGATCTGGAGGGTGAAGTCGCCCATGCGAAGGTTGAAGGCCGAGGCGATGGGGAGTCGGTTCTTCACGCGGACATTCAGCCTGGGCTTGTACAGGTTGATCATCTCAGCCTCGAGGGCGTTGAGGTCTTCGGGGCGGCAGGGGCGG